TCCCTCCACAAAGTACAATGTGTACATCACCGGCGATGATGTAATGATAGCGGCCCACAAAGATGTCGTCCCTCAGCTGGTCGAGAGTTTTCCCCGGTACTGGCCTAAGAAAGCCAGCGGCACCCATGGCTTAGGCCAGAAGGCGGACGGACTCTTTGAGATAAACGGAACTCCCTATCCCTGCGCAGATTTCCTCTCAAAAATTTATATTCAGACAGAGACTGCAGCATACTTCAATAGACTCCCCCATCGGGTGTTGACTATGTCGAATTATGCATCCGCGGTGCGGGTTGGGCACGCAAAGGGTAAGATGTCCCCACAAACCCACGCCAATGCAGTGACGAGCTCCTTATTCGCATCACTAGAGAAGGATCCCTTCTGGAGAGAATTGCTGGAATATCGCCTGACATTCAGCCAAAATTCGATGACGGAGGAACAACTCGCTAGGATATTCCCAGAACGCGTTTATCACGACTCTCGGTGCACGACAGACCTTAGCCCCATAATCGATGAAATAACCGCTCACTTTAACGCATTATTCGAATGGGACAAGGCTCGGAAGTACATTCCCTCCGGCCACCTGGCAGCAGCAGCCCAGATTGCATTCGACGCATACTCCGAGCGACGAGTTGCAGTGTCAGAAAGCGGAGAGAGCCCTTATCTAGCCGAAGAACACCTAGATGCTGACAGGGAGGAGGTGAGTGCGGGAGATAGGAAGTACTGGAGAAGGTCCCGGGACCACAACGGACTCAAACTACCCTGCTCTTTCCCCTGTAAAGTATTTGATGGAAGCACTCCCGGGAGGGATCATGCTGCCCTACGCACAATCACGGATTCCATCGATACAACTGCGTCACTGCTAGCCGAAGCAGACCAACTTAGGGCATCATGGCCTCGAATCCCACCCGAGAATTGGATTGTGTCCCACCCGTCGCTCTTGCGGAAAGCCCAATATGACGACCTGGATGCGGCCATATTCGTGGTCACAAGGGGATTGCAGCCCAACGAGACTCTCACAGAGCACCCTCTATACCGGCTGCTCCGAGAACACCACCCAATGCTCAGACCGGGGCTGCTGGCATTTGCAGCCCCTCCAGCGGCATGGGCCCAGGGGGCGGGAGACCGGCTAGCATGCCGCACCGCCCTCGAGGTTTTGGAAAGTGGCCGATAGCCAC